TGTTAGAGTCTTATTAGTTAAAGTCTGTGTATCGGTCAGTGTAGCCACTGTAGAGTCTATCGCAACTGTAACACTATTGGCAGAAGCAGATGTATCTATACCTGTACCACCAGCAACTGTTAAAGTTTCAGAATCTAAGTCGATAGCAATAGTACCACTATCGGTTGTTAAATCTAAATCTTGTGCAGTAACTTGTGAGTCGACATAAGCTTTAACGGATTGTTGAGTTGGGACTAAGGTTGCTGAGTTTGAAACCATGTCATCTTCATCAGCAAAGGCTGTAATGGTTATTACTCCATCTGATAGTGAACCATAAGTAATTGTTCCTGTTGTGGTAATAGCTGACGAACCATTGTCAATAGCTCCGAACCCTGAAGTAATGCTACCAGAGTTTAAAGCACCAACTGTGACAAGGCTTGAGTCACCCGGGTAAGCTGTCGCATCAGATAAGTTAAAAGCCGGAGTAGCATCTGACCCTCCAAGAGATACACTAACACCGCCATAAGACACTGACGAATTTGTAAGCGAACTATTGGCAATATTAGATAAAGTATTTGAAGCGGCATCTATAGTTTTATTGGTTAATGTTTGTGTTCCTGTTAATGTTGCAACTGTACTATCAATAGCTACTGTAAGTGTATTTGTTGCACCAGAAGTGTCGATACCAGTACCACCTGCAATAGTTAAAGTTTCGCTATCTAAGTCTATTGATAATGCTCCACCTGTATCACCTTGAAAGTCTAGGTCTTCGGCAGTTAGTTGAGTATCAACGTAATCTTTAACTGCTGCTGAAGTTGGTAAAGTTGTATCATTGTCATTAGAACCAATACCTTCTGATTCTAGTACAATCGCAGAAGCTTTGAAATTGTCTACTTCAATATTAGATACTGTGTTGTTATCAACATCTAAAGTTTTGTTTGTTAGTGTTTGTGAACCTGTCAGTGTTGCGACAGTTGAATCGATAGCTACTGTTAAAGTATTGGTAGCTCCTGACGTGTCGATACCTGTCCCACCAGCGATAGTCAATGATTCGCTGTCGAGGTCAATACTTAAAGCACCACCTGAGTCCCCTTGGAAGTCTAAGTCTTGTGCTGTTACTTGAGCATCAACATAAGCTTTAATAGACTGTTGTGTTGCTAATGAAGTTGCACTGTCAGAACTTAAATCGTCTTCATCTAAAATAGCAGTAACTGTTGAGCCACTACCTAGAACTAAGCTATCGAGGTTGGCAGTACCATCAATATATAAGTCTTTAAATTCTAAAGAAGAAGTTCCTAAGTCGATGTCATTATCTGTGACAGGAACAATAGCACCATCGGCTATATAAAGTTGTTGTACTGATGAGGAAGAAACATCAACATAAAACTCTATGTAATTATTTACAGTATCTATTAAAACTTTGTTTAAAGGTGTAGTTTCTCCAGCATCACCTATTAATGCTATTACTGGACCTTCACCTGCTGTGCCATCGTGTGCGTGTCCTGAAGTATTGCTAAATGCATTTACTAATTGATTGTATTCGTTATTAAATAACGCAGCTGTGATGGTATCGCCATCTGCGAATGTACTTTGTCGTGTATAACCTGCCATAATTTTTATCTCCTACCCGAAGGTATATAATCTACATAAAATCCGTTTATAATATAAGGTGCATTTGTGTCTTCACTAAGAACCCTAAAACTATTACTATAACCACTGCCGACTAATGGTATTCTTACTAGAGGCTGTTCAGCTGCACCAAATTTAGCTGTGCCAAATATAGCTGTACCAAATTTAGCTGGTGCTGGAACAGAATCCAAAACAATATCACTAGGTTGTGGTGTTTCATTACTATCGTAATCAAATCTAACTCTTAATGTTGGTTGGACTTCATTTTCTGGTCCAATAGACATTTTAATGTAATGTAAAGTTTTTAAAGTACCGAAGTCACCATAATCGTAATCGGGTGTCTGATACCTAGCATCTATATTACTACCATCAAAATCATCACCAATATCATGCTCATATATGTAACCTGTTTGTGAACCATGATAATGTTCTTCAATTCCTACCTCATTAAAGGCTGTACCAATCGCTGTAACTTCTATACCTTTGATTTCAGACCATTGAAAGCCATCTGGTCTTAATGTTCCTATAATACCTTTTTGGTCTGCTTCAACAAAACCTCTATTGGTATAAAATAATCTATATTGTGACTTGTCTCTATGAACCATGCTACTAATAACATAGTCATTAACGTTTCTTGCTAAGTCATTAATAATAGGTTGTATCTGTTTTGATACTGTACCTAACTCAACGTCACCAATTCTTGCAGTACCAGCCACTGTTCTAATGCCATCTGGTGCTAAGAATACTAAGTCACCACCAATCTCTTGTATGCTATAGCCACTTAAACATCCTACGTTCTCAGCAATAGGGTCAATTTGTATATTTACTGCATCGTTTATATTAATTAATTTATGTAAACTGTTTTCACAAAAAACAATTAAGTCTTCACGGAAACCTCTAATACCAACAATAGTATCGGATATTGCTACACTTCCTGCTCCTGCACCGGTAAAATTATTAGGGTCATTATAAACACTGTAATAAACAGTAGTTTCCTCACCTTCAACACCTGATGCTATTAGGTGGTGGTCATGCGATGTAATAAATTTTACTGGAGTATTGGCTCCGTTAGGTTGTATTTCTTTAGCAAAAAATGTTCTGGTTGTTAAATCTCCAGTACCTTCCATTCTAAATGAAAAAATATCTGCAGTAGAATTATCAGCAATAAATATTTCACCATAATCCATACCAGAACTTTCAAATAAAGCAAAAGTTGCTTGTTCTTGTCCTGTTCTTACCGAAGCTGATTTACCAGTAAAAGTAGCATAATTATCTCCACCACCAGCAGACAATTTATTTATCTGTAACCATGTAATGCCGTCTTGACTAAAATATAACGCATTACCTGCTACAACTATGACTCCATCGGCATAAGGTCTAACACCAAATATTTCAGTAGTTCCTCCTGTTGGTTGTGTCGCACTAGCACCACCAAACTTAGCAAAACCATTTATTCTTCTGTAGCCACCCTCAATAGCCACTTCAAAGTTTTGTAAAACTGTGGCTGCACCGGGAGTTCTTAATAAGTCTATAGAGTTAGCTGACTTAACTAAACCACCACTACAAGCTACTGTATAAGGTTGTGAACGTGCCATAAATTAAAAATAAGTTCTGTCGTCTGTCATTCTTGACGGAGCTTGATTGATTAAGTTTGACTTCATGTATTTCATAGCTTTTTTAAAGTCCTCTAAAGCAAATGCTGCTTGTTGTGGAGATTCTTTAAATTGCCAAACATAATATCTAGTTCTTGAAGTAATGACATTACTGTATTGTTCTGGTAAAACTATTGTATCGTCATAAGCTGATAAAGCTGTTGGTCTGTCAAAGGCATAAAAATGCACATTGTATGCTTTATCTGGTATAGGACTTAGACCAAATTTCCTAGCATCTGGTGATTGTATAACATATTTTGGTTCACCATATTTTTGTCCGTTTGCATCGTCTTCATTTTCTTGGTCTCTGTAGTATCTAGCCCAGTCTGCATGGTCTAAATATTTTAAACCTTGTGAGACGTAAGGTGCTGATTCACCTGAGACATTAATTGTTGTCAGATAAAAGTCGTCCCAGTCTATTGATGCATAGTCTGTTGTAATACTGGAACTACCTGACTTTAACAAATACCATCTGGTACCTGCTACTGTTTCTACTGTAACATTCCCATAAAAAGGGTCTGTACTACCACTTAATCCTGCTGAGAAAAAAGGCAACTGAGGTTCTTCATTAGCTATGTCAAACAATGCTTTGTTGACTGAATCTTTAACAAACTTTTGTAGTCCTATCGCACTTGCAAAGTTTGCTGCAGTAAGTGGTACTTCGTTTAGTTCTCTTAGAACCTCGTTAGTTATATCTAAATATGTTGTTGCCATTATTTCTTATGTATTTTTTGTATTTCAAAGTTTGCTGATTTACTGGCTCCTTTATGTGGCTTATAACCGCCAACAGGGTCTTTCATTAGTTTAAAGCTTTTACCGCTTTTCATCCAATGATAACCTTTAGGTGCTGGTACTTTCATGTTAGCAAGGCATAGCCTTTTTCATAGCTTTTTTAACAAGCTTACCTGCGTTGTACTTCATTCGTCCACCGCCATACATGTTTTCACGTCTAGCTGCTTTATTGCCATCCATGATACCATCAACCTTTTCAACCTTCATGCCACCCATGTAGCCTTTTCTTTTCTTGTCTTTATGCATCCCGTGCTTCATTATTTCTCCTTGTAAAAATGGAGGAGTCCGAAGACTCCCCCGTGACTATAATTAGTCAATAGTGTAGAAAGCTGATACTAATGCATCATCTCTCAATACTTTTGCTCCATATACATGTAAGCCTCTAACAATATCACCGAATGAACTTGGGTCTCTTAGGACTTCAGTTGAGATGATTGTTTGAGCTGTTGCTGTTGAAGAAATATGTCCACCTAGACATTTTCCTGTAGCATTTGAAACAGCTGCAATGTTATTGGATTTGTACATGTTGAAACCTCTTAACTTACCGCTAGATACTAGACCATTTCTGATTGAGCCTTGTCCTGCGTTGAAGTCAACAGAAAGAAGCTTAGAACCAGACTGAGACAGTTGCTCATAAAATTCTGGTGAAGCTACAAACCATCTACCTTCTTCAGGAACGTTTGCATCGTCTAATAGTCTTGCCATTCTTGCAAGTACGTTTAATGGGTCTGTTTCACTATCAGCACCTAGGTCAATAGAACCTGCACCATCGTAAACGTCAGCAGCTAATTTTGTTGCTGAGTCTGCACCTAGTACATGGTCTGGTGAAGAAGAAGCGACACCTGAGAACATTGATTCAATAACTGAGCTATCGAATGAATCTCTTAGAGCATAAGCTGCTGAAGATGTTGCAACTTCTTTAAAGTTGACGTGAGACATATCTCTCTCAATATCATCTACGATGAATTTGAAAGCTTTTGCTGAATCGACTACGAGTGTTAGCTCTTGGTCGGTTAGCTTGGTTTCGGTTGTGTCAGAACCTCTTGTGTAGTCATACACTGAGATTACTGGCTCTTTGATAATTTTAACAGAATCACCATAATTGCTGATTTCTCCGGAGTAGTCAGTATTTGTAATAGCTTCTACCACTGATGCCTTTCTGAAAAAGTTTAAAACTTTAGCAGAATATATGGAAGGCAGGAAGAAACTATTATTTTGACCGGCTACGGAGTTACCAAAGTTTGCATTTGTATCTGGGGTTGGTTCAAAATACTGTGCCATTTTTTACTCCTTTTGGGTTAATATAAAAGTTTATCTACTAATTCTACCCTCTTCCCAAGCTTTGTCGATTTCTTTTTCAAGTCTATCAAACTCGGCTGGAGATAAAGATAGAATCTCCTTTTCGGTCCAAACTTTAGCTTGTTGTGGCTCAACGTTGGTTGTCTTTGCAGAAACCATGTCAGCCGCTGAAGCTTTGGATTTAGAACCTGCCGATGACTTTTTCGGATTGCTATTTATACCCATGTCAGACTTAAATAAATCTAGTGCTCGACTTGCTGCTTCTGGGTCCCCTGAATTTTTATAAATCCAGTTTTGTATGGACTCAGGTTGAGATTTAGCCCAGTCATGAAAATCATCACTGTTTCTGATATCATCAAAATCAGGATGCTTAGACTTAAGTTCTTTCTCAGCATCTAGTCTTACTAACTCTTGCTCTCTAGATTGAAGAAGTTTAATTTTTTCTTCAAGCTGCTTTGCTCGGTTTTCACTTTGCATGTTAGCAACAGTTTCTACTACATCATAGACATCAGGATATTTTTGTTTAAACTCTTTAAGTTCTTCTTCAGATTTAGGTGGAGTGTATTTGACTTGTCCCTCACGGGCTTGGTCTAACAACTCTAACTCTCTCTGTTTAAACTCATTGAGCTTACTATCGTAATGCCTTTTTAAGTCATCGTAACGTTTTTTATAGTCGGGTCGCTTGTAGGGTGTTTTTGTTTCTTTGACTTCTTTTTCTTCTTGAACTTCTGTAGCTTCTACTTCTTCAGTTTCTGCTTGAGGCTCTTCAAAAAATAAGTTGTTTGAATTAACAAAAACTTTTTCTTCTACTTTGTGCCAACTCTTATCCGCATTATACGGGTTAGCTTTTTCTTCTTTAGCCATCTTTTTCTCCTATTCAGGGCTTAACAAATATTACAAGGTAGCTGCTGTACGGGCAGGGCTTGTCTTGCAAAGGTCGCCTTTCGGTTAATCTTTAACTACGCACATGTCCGAATGGTGACATCATAGATTTTTTAATTTCAAGCTGTGATTCATCTTCAGGCTGCATTTGCCTTAGCAATGATTCTTCAGCTGTCATTTGTTGTTGCGGTTGAACGTATTCAACTGTAACTTTTTTATCAGGTTCACCACCTTCTTGCATAGCTTCTCTTTCACCACCAGCATCGTAAGCAGCTTCGGCATCCTTCATCATTTTCATGAGGTTGTCTGCACCAATCTGCTCAACTGCTTTGGCAGTAAAGACAAATTCTCCATCTGATAACCTAGCAGGTATATCATCTGAAGTGCCTGTCCCCGGACCATCAACAGGACCGGCTCCAGTAAACTCGGAAGCTTTTTCAATCACTTTGTCAAACACCATGCTCAACTCAGGATTAGCTTCTAGTTGTTCCATTAACATAGACTCTTCTTCTTCGGACAATGCTTCGTCCACTATAAAGTCTATAAAGTTTTGTTCCATTTCTTCGTCAGGTAGCATTTCCATTTCGCCACCTTCGTTTTGTTGTTCTCTTGGTTCTTGTAAGAAATTTAAAGCTTTCATAAATAAATCTGGATGATTTTTTTGAGCATCAATAGGATTCATAACTACTCCAGTTTTTTCTTCTACCATATATTGTTCTGGTAATGATTTACCTTCTTGAGCTAAAGCTAAAACTTGTGGTAATTCATTTTCTGGTAATTGTCTAAGACCAGCAAGTATTACTCTATAGTTTTGCATTTCAGCATCGTTTTGACCTTCAGCAAAGCCCATTCTGTAATCATCAGAGGCTAATAAACCTCCTTGATAGTTTATTGCTCTTGAAGTCATTGGTAAATCTGATAAAAGTTTACTTCCTTCTTTTGTAGGTACTTTAATATAAACATCTAAGAACCTATCTATATCAGTAATATCACCACCCATTTCATCTAAAAATACATCAAATAGTTTAGCTTGTCTGGCAGTATCGCCTTTAGATATCATTTTAAGTTCATCTAAAGCTAAACTTTGTAAGTAAGCTGCTGGGTCGTCTGCACCTGTTTCTACTTTATCTACAAGAAACTGATAAAGCTCATTTGCTTCTTTAGGCTTAATTGGTCTTGTTTTTTGAAATGCTTCATCTATATCTGGATAGATTTTTTTAGCTTCTTTAAGCTGTGAAGCAAATTTACTACCTGCTTTACTTACTAATTTACCTAACTTATAAGGTTCTCTGTCTTTATTTAATAAACTTTTCTTAGCCATTATTGTTTTCCTCTTTTCTATTCAGGGCTTCCGCCACCTGCTGCTGCAGCTGCTCCAATTGTCCCACTAAACGTATCTTCCCCTGCAACCGGTACATTTCCAATTCCGATGTTGCCACCACCAGTGCCTGTAGGTCCAAGTTCCGTTGGTTGTTCAGGTGCTCCTTGAATGCCTCCCATAGCTCCTTGTTGTTCACCAACAGGTTGAGCTTCTTCGCCAGTTTCTTGTCTAACATTTTGCATACCTATTATTTGTGCCATCATTGCAGCTTCTTCTGGGTCATTGAGTATTTCATCAGGGTCCAAGTCTAAGCTGTAGGCAAGTTCACTAATCAATTTAGAAATCTTAACAAATGGTGCAATGGCTGGACTTTGTGCTGTCTGTAAGAACATTGTCAATCTTTGACTTCTTACTTCTTTCTGCATCAAGCTATTGGTACCTGTTGCTTTAACTTCTAAATCACCTTTAACGTCTAAGTCACCTTCAAAGAATTGCATGTTCCATTGGAAGTATGCTTCTCCTAAAGGCTTCAATAAAAAGTCGTCAAGATTCTTAACAACTGTTTTAATGTTTAGACTTGCTGCTCCTAATAACATTGACATACCGGAAGCAGTTCTAGTCATACTTTGTACTCCTGTTTGACCATGCGAGTAACTTGGTATGCCTGTTTGCTCATCGGCTAACTGTCTAAACCTGTCAAACATCATCATGTTTTCAGGTGCAGTGTTTGGGAACTTTAAACCATAAATGGCTTGTCCCGGCATCCCAGCTTGTCTTCTAAAGATTTTACCGGGATATATTTCCATATTCTGACCAGCTACAAGTGCTGATTCGTCTATGTCAAAAACTAATGAACCAGATAATGCTAAATTATCAATAGCCATTCTTGCATGACCATTCATAATCTGCTGAGAGTCATTCATATTCTCAGCTATTCCAACACCAAAGAAATTATATGGGTTTCTTTCGTATGGGAAAGCATGATAAGGTATTCTGTATGGAGTAAATGGATTGATAACTGCCCTTAGCAATTTATTACCACATATCCATGCATTGATTTGTACCTCATCTAAATCATCAATGTCTTCATCAAGTTCGATACCTACTTCTCTAGCATATTGAGCATCCATGATACCCCAATATTCAACTACTTCAAAAGCATTAGAATATGCTTCTTCAGTATCGTAATCATCTTTTAATTGACTTTCAAAGTCTTTTTCAAGATAATTAGGACCTTCTTGAATTGCTTCACGAATAGCATCTTTATCAAAATAAGGCATATTTCTTAATGCCCTAAGTTGTGAAGTATTCATGCGATGTCTATGAATTATATATTCACATTCATCTATGTTAGTTCCACCGGGGTCTGGATAAAAGTCCCAGCAACTAACAAATTCAATTCTAGGTACTCTAACTTGTATAGGTGAATATTCTCTTTCACCTTCATCATTAACTTGCCAATTATTAAGGGTTTTGTTGTAATTAAAAGGACCCTTAATAATTCCTGTTCCTAATAGTGCTGCTTCAAGCAATGCACTTCTAATTTCAGAAGAACCATTTGATTCTTCAATTTGGTCATGGATTAATTTTTCCATTCTCCTTGCAGCTCTTTGTGCTGGAGATAGTTCTGGTTTCTGTGGGTCTGGTGTTGTACCTTCTCTTAAGACACCAAGCTCTTCAGCTTTGTCTTCCAAAGACTGCTCTGAGTCTTCAAACATTCCATCGCCAAATGTAGCTCCGGGTTTAAGTACCTTACCATCTCCTCGATAACCAATATCAAACGGACCACCTTTTAAATTTCCTATGTTGTCTAATATATCTTCTACAGGTTCTGATGTTTCAATACCCGGTTGAGGATTTTGAAAATCTAAATAAGCATTTGCTTTTTCACCTTCAGGTATTTTAGTTTCGCTAATACCAATAGGAAATTTACCTGTGCCAAATAGTACATCGACTAATTGACCAAAAGCAGCTAATACTTTTGTTTTTGTTATCTTAATAAAGATACGGGACTTTTCGGATTCTCTAAACTTTACTCTTTTGCCGTAAAGCCCTCTGTAGTTTTCGTAGGCTTCTAGCCATCTTCTTTCGTCTGCATCTCTAGATTCTTCAGCAACAGAAAAACGACTTTGAATAAGTCCTACCAAATTGTTTTTTTGGTCTTCAATTAAATTAAGACTTTTTCCTGCTTCACCTTCAACATCTTCGTAGATGTAATCAGCATTTAAAAATGTGTTATTGTCTTCTGCCATTCCTTAATATCCAAATGTTGAATCTGATGGTACATATTGTTTTATATCTCTTAGTCTTTGCAATGTACCATACACTGAAGGTCTACTCATAATCATATAACGCAATGCATCATATGCATGGTCAGAAGCATGAGTATCAACATCCTCGGAATTATTCTTTGATAAAGGAATGCTTTGTAATTCTCTTATCAAGTTTTTACAAGTGCTGAATATTTGTAGTTTAGGTCTACCATTTGGTTGAACCTTTAAATACTCATGTATTTGTATTTTTCCTTGTACTCTGTTTTTGTCTGCTCTTCTAAGCTTGTGACCCATCTTTTGTAAAGCTTCACCTACAGTCGGACCCGATGCTCCTGTTTTAGCCCAAGCTGCTGTATCTAACACACCCGGAACAGAAAAAGGGTCTTCTTTTTCCATATCTGATATTATATAGCCTAATTCCTCTCCTGTCAAGCCTTTTTGATATAATTCCCTATAAATTATCAAAGTTCCATCATTTTGGTCTACTGTACCCCATAAACAACAGGATTCTGAGGCATAACCATAATCGATTCCTTTAAGTCTTTCCCAATGAAAAGGAAACTGAAAGGGGTCAACAACATGAACATTCATATCAAACTCAGCGAATGCTGCACCTTCTGCAACTTCCCAATTACCTTCAAGTAGCTGTTTACGTTGTGTTGGTGGTAAAGATTCCAACATCTTTTCATAAACACCATCTTTTGCTAAGTAAGGGTTATCCGATAGTTTAGCTGGAATAAACTTTCTGGTTAGACCATCAGAGCCTTCAAAAGATTTGTTTGGGTCGGCTGGTTCAATGTAACGTCTTTTCACCCAATGAGCACCAACACCACCGGGGTTAGCTGTACAACGTAAATAGGTTTTTATTTCTGGGTCTGTGGTTCTTAAACGAGATGCCAAATAGTTCCAGCCAAATTCTGTTGGTAGGTGAGTTATTTCATCAAAACCAATCCAAGAATAAGCTTGACCTTGATAACGATATACGTCAGCATCTTTTTCTAAGAAACCAAATTCTATTTTAGCTCCGGAAGGAAAAGTCCAAACCTTTTCAACTTCACGAAACCTAGCTCCGGGAAATGCTTGAGGATATAACTCTCTAGATTTGTCTATAAGTTCTCTGAGCTCTGGCATGGACCTTCTAAGTATTAAAGCCCTGTGAGCTTTTTTATGACAATACCTTAGAGGGTCAATAAGCATAGCAAAACTTTTACCACCACCAGCAGCACCACCATAGAGCACATCTTTTTCATCTGCTGCTAAGAATAATGTCTGTGGTCCCTCGTTGGGATGAAACAAAACCTTAGAGTCTTTAAGAGTATCTTGAACTGAAGGTGCTGCACTTTCTATTTCACTGTTTGTTAAGATATTGTTGTTGCTTTCACCTTGTAACGTATCAAGTACTTTATTTTCTCTTTTTAATTTTGTTTCTTTATATAATACTTTCTTTTTAAGTTTGTCAAGTTCTTTTTTTTCTTGATTTAATTTTTGTTTTCTGCGTTGTGCTTTAGAAAAATTATAATTACTTTTTACTCCTTGTGGTCTCCCTGTTTTTCTTTTAGGCTCACCTTTAGCATTAAGAATAAAGTTGCCTTCGGCATCTTTTTCATATTCATTTGGTAGTAATTCCCATAAGTCTTTTTTGAGCATTTTAGCTAATGCAGTGTGACTTATTTTTCTACCAGATTCTAAAGAGACTGCTTCGGCTGCTTCTCGAAGTGAAGCTTCTTGTTGAATAACAGCCTTAAGATATTTTTGTAAGATTTCTAATTGTTCGGGTATGGGCTGTAGATAACCTTTGATTTCTGATTGTTGATAACCAAATGGAATGGTTCTAGACTTTTTCTTAATGTAGCCTTCAGGCAGCATACTCATTTTTTTCTATACTTTCTGACTTTAGTAGCTACCTTTTTAGGCTGTTTAGAAAACTGTTTACCCTTCTTGGTATCTTCTCTTTTCTTTCTTGTGGTCGCAGCATATTCTTTAGCACTCAAAGCTTTTATAGCTTTTTCTGGTAAATAACGTTCTCCTGTTTTAGATGACTTTTTACCAGACTTAGTTCGCCATTTTTGTTTGGTCCAGCTATCAAGACTTCTTTGTGACTTTGCTTTTGGCATTTCTTTTCCTAGGTTTTCTTTTTGGCTTTGAATCGTTTCGCAACCATTCTTTCATAAATCTAAATGCTTCTTCTACTCCGTACAACATTACTTTTTGTAACCTCCGCCTTTGGCTTTGTACTCTTTTGCTAAAAGCTGGGCTTTCCGAGCCGACCACTGACCGGGTTTACCACCTTTAGAACCGGACTTAATCTTTTCGAAAAGCCTCTTACGCATACTCGGCTTGGTATAATTACCCGCTTCGTTGACACGTGATTTAGGCTTTCTTTTTGTTGTTGTGCTTTTTCTTGGCATGTTTAAATATCCTATCGAAGTTATCTCGATACTCTTGTGTATAAACACCGGGACGGGCTTTAGAGCCTTTCCCTGCTATTGTGCCTGATTTAAATTTTACAGGCTTGTCTGGGCTTCCAATTTGAGGCATATTACTTTTTAAAGTTTAATGCAATAATATTAACTATTTTTAATAGTTTGTCTAGCCACTCATCATCCTTTGGAGATGGTGTAGCTGCTGCAACAATAGAAGCAACAGAAATAACTATACTAATACTAATAAATAAATTATATAACCAATCTAAAATAAACATAATTTTAATTCCTTTTTAATAATAACAATAATTTATATTCTTTTTCTCTTTTTTTCAAGAGTTTTTTTTCTAAAACTTTTTTCAAAGTTAGTTGTGTTGTAATAGACATAACGCACCTCCTTAATAGATATGCGTTCCTTCGACTACAACAAAGTCTACTTCCGAGCCTATTTAAGGCTTGAACGTATTACAAAAGTTTAACCTTTCGTATTCTCTTTGTCTTAAACCATTTATTTCTTTTTCGTATAGTTTAAGTTCAGTTTCTAACACAAAAACTTGTCTTTCTAATTCTACTGTTTTTGTTTCTAGTTCTCTAATGTCAGGAAAGATATAATTGTTTTGATTACCTCTAATGTTTCTGGCTTCTCTAGCATTATTATCTATCCTTTCGTTAATATGAGCATAAGCATAAACAGCAACAGCAATGCTAACAATTATTTGCACTAAATAACTTAGTGAAATGTTCAAAGATGTTTTATCATCAACCTTGGCTACCATTTCACTTTATCAGCCCAATATGCTGCTGACATTTTCCCTTTAGCAATGTTTTTAGCATGTCTAGCCTTAAAGCTTTTTCTTTTAGCCTTCATACGAGCTGATTCACCCGGCTTGGGCTTACCAGCTGTTTTAGCTCCCTTTTCACCAAAACGAATAAGTTTAATCTTTTCACCTTCTTTAGCCACTACAACGTGAGACTTCTTAGGATGGTTTGGTGTTCTTTTAGGCTTGTTGTAACCTTTAACACCTGCTCGTTCTAACCTAGAATCTTTCTTTTTAGTCATTTTCTGTTTTTCCTTCTATGATTATTGTTTCTTTTTCAGGTAAAATAAATATACCTCCGTTGACATTGTGGTCTACTGAAACCTTATCGGTCTTTGTAACCCCTACTCTGTCTAGCAATGTTTGAGCTGCTTGAAGCTTAGTATTGCTGTTGGGTATTGGCTTATCACTTGTCATAAGCTCAACAAGCTTAAATGCGGCTTTTGGAGCTTCTTTAGCTAATATGTTCTGGGCTAAATCGACTATTTCGTCTTTTAAGCTTTTAACGACTTGATAGGGATTACCAGCATAACCAGCTAAATCTGCTGCTTTATTAATATCACCTTGTGTTTCTATTAAGCTATTTAAGAATAATTCTTGTTTTTCAGTAAGCTTTCTATCGTTTTTTATTAAGCTATTCATAGTAAGTATTATATAGCTATATTTAGACTTTGTCAAGAGATAAAAGAAAGTTCTTGACAAAACTCAATTTCAACTGTATAATAGCTATATAGGCTGCCGGGGTTAAATATATACATATACCCCACCTATATTTCTTTATAGAGCTTAATAAGCCCGACCTAACCTATCAAACCCTGTAAATCTTAGCGACCACCACCTGTGAAGTTGACAAGCTTTTTTAGCTCAAAATGTATAAGCATTAGTATATATACTACAGGGGTGGGGGGGTGCTCCTGCGTAGGGTGCGTAGAACTCCAAAGACTTTACAAGTCTTGCAAGTTCCATAGGAGTATGCATAGAAACTACGAAGACTTGAAAAGTCTAGGTAGATTTCTGATGCCTGTGCGAAGCTCTGTAGAGTTTACGAAGTAAAAATAGACTGTGAAGAGCTGTTGAGATAATCTAAAAGCTCTAAAGAGCTTAATAGATTTCATAGGCTTTATAAGGCTTTACAAGCTTTTTAAGCTTGAGAGGAAGGGAACAGAACCCCATAGAGATTAGAAGGTCTTACAAGCCTTATAAGGCTCTGTAAACTATGGGAATCTAGATAGGCTTTGGGACGTTTAAGGCAAAAAAAAACTCCCCGAAGGGAGCTTTCTAAAGTGAGATAAGCCCGAACTTACCTACGAAGCCGAAGGCTCTGTATGAGTTCTATGTGGGCTTGTGAAGGCTTAACAACTCTTCGAACTCCTTTGGAGTTAAAAACATATCTGATTTCGTCAACAAAAACATTTATGTTTTCTTCCTCGTAGTTCTCGTCACGCACTACAAGCACGTCACGCACTAGGTTATCTTTCTCAAATCTATTGTCTAAAACAATAGCTTGTCTAAGATGACGAGAGCAACAAGGTGCTAAAAGCACCCTGTCACCTTTGTAGATTTGCTCTGAAGTAACCATAGTTACTTAGAGCCCTCGATAGCACTTTCTAGCTTATAGGCTAGAATGTCATTCGCTACCTCTACAGGAAAACTCGAAGAGTTTCGAATCGAAGTCACTTGACCTTGTGTCAAATAACCTTTCTTCAAGTTCAACTTGGACATAAAATGTCCATTCAAGTTGCCATAGTTGATACCATCTGGCTTGTCCTCAACTCTGTTGAGATGACTTACAACGCCCTTTACTTGTAGCCATGTGGCACGTTTATTGGCATTCTTAGCCCATCTATCTTCGATAGAAAGGTTTGCGTTATCGTTTTTTGTTGCTTTCGCAACAGTCTTTGCGTTTTTCATGTGAAAAAACTCCTTGAGCCAAAGGCTCGATAGTTAAGCTCCGAAGCTACCCAGCAACGAAGCCATTACATAGTAATTCGAATAAATTTCGATTGTCAAGCTCGTCAAGTTCATGTTTTATAAATTCTTCCTACGCATAATGCCCACGAGAACAGGTAAAACCATGCGTACAAGCTTTCATGAATTTCATTCATGGCTCAAAACTACTGTTCAAACATACAGTATCAAAATTCACAAAAACACCTCAAACAGGCTTTTCAAATCCCTATATGTTAGCCATATAGATTTTTTTTCAGCACCCCACAATACACACGCATAGATATCTACGCACACACACGTGCACACATGCGTAGAGGAGATATTTCAAACTTTTTCACACAGGAAGGAGTATGCTCAAAAGACATCTACGACACGATAAACACTCTATGTGCATCTCCTAGCTTGACAATGAGCAACAGTTGTGGACAATGGTGTTGCTGACATGGTGTCGGCTAAGGAGTTTTAAAACATGTTTGATGGTTTGATATTCGGAATCGTAGACAACGGAGTGTTAGCTCTGTGTTCCCTTTGGGGAATTGACATAGACCAGAAACTATCTGGTAAAGGTATCAATGGTGCTTTGTATGGAGCATTGTTGGGGAATGCATTAAGTGATTTTATTGGTGGTATTATGGACTTCACATGGCTTGTAAGTCTAAACATAGCTATTGGTTGCTTGATTGTTATTCCTGTTGTAAATATTTATTTGAGATTTAGAAGAGAAAATTAATGAAAATACTTGACAGAACTTCAAAGACTTTGCAGAAATATTTATTATCTCCGAAGTCTGGTGATAATTACAGATGTTTCTTTTGGACACGAGAAGGCTTTAGATATGTTACCATCAAGGTTGGTAGAAAATGGGTTTCTATGAGTTGGACAGGAGCAAGACGTAGACTTTCATTGGCTATGTTCAAGAATCATGCATGGCTTCAATGGCGATACAATGCTCGGAATGACGCATCTTTAAAGGCTTTCGAGCAAACAGGTAGATATAAAAGACCTAACGTATGGTATAGAGATTATGGCTTCAAGACTAATCCAGACCACGAATCAGTAGATAAACTTGCTTGGAAATGTTAATGCGTGATAGAAATTCTATGCGTGTCTCTTGGGTTGACAACGAGCAACGAATGTGGACAATGGGTAGCAGTTCAGCAATGAAGCCGAACAACAACGGAGAAATTATGGCAACAAAGAAACCAAAGCCAATCATGTTCAGAGACGGAGAAATTGTTAAGCTTCGACCTCAAACATACTACGACAGTAATGTTGTAAAACAAGAAGAAAAACTACTAAAGCTTGGTCAAACATTCTTAACAAGAGAACAAGCAATACAAAAACTAAAAAGCCTTAGAGCTAGACGAGTTGAAAGTTATTCATTCAAGAATGACAGATATGATATCTACAGAGTTAAAGGGCAATTAGTAGGATTAAGAAACATTGCTAGACAGAAGTTCGACAATCGTTATGCTGTGTCTAGACATGTTCAAACAATGTATAGATTGGAAGTATTAAAATAAAAAGATTATTAAGTTTGTGGCTAGGACAGGCTTGGAGAGCATTTTTCTATATTGTATATTTCTCCCTTAAAGTTCTAGTCACAATTTAACATAAGTGTAAGATGAGCTTACTGTAAAATCCAGAAGTCTGAACTGTTTACAGGGTGACGAAGTAGGTCGTAAGATGAAGTTTAGGATAAGTGCTAGAACCCATCGCCTATAACACTATTGTTTGTCTCTTGCTAGTTTAGACAATCAAAATAGAATTAGCATTAACTTTTTAATAGGAGTATATTATGAAGAAAAACTTCAGAAAACCTTATGAGCCTGTATTTGAAGGCTCAAGTAGTGATGTATTGTATCGTGGTATTAATGATAAAACCACACATGCTTTAATCGCTAAGTATCTTGTAGATAAAAGTGCAAATGTTATCTACGATAAACCTGCTGAAAAGATTGCCGAAGCAATAGAGCTTTTATGGTCTGCTTTGACACCTTTAGATTCTTGGAGAATCAAACATGTCTACGAAAACTTTCCAGAAATATTTGTTCTGGCTCAAAAGTATCGAGAAGTTTATGGTTCACCAAATAGATGTTTGGTAGCTGAATTAGCAAATACTTATAAATGGGAGGAAGATAATGAATAAACCTACACGTTTTGAACAATTCAAACACGACTTGAATAAAGTTTTAGAAAAGCATTACCCAAACACAGATTGGGAGTGGGAAGACTATGATAAAGATTGGTCTGATGTTGATAACAACTCTAAAGATAAACATTGGCGATTGGTAAGATTATTTTTAAATGTTGAACACGAAGACACTAACAAAGTAATCTTCACCAAAAAAGAACTATGGGCTAATCAAGTTCCTTTGTTTGACTTTGAATACAACGAAGACCAACTACTTAAAAAAGCTTTAAAAGTTGGTTTTGTAACAAAGATTGGTGAAGACCAATACGAAATGAATGAAGACTATCTGGGAGGTGACTAATGAGTAAGCGATATGTTGTATGGGTTGGTGGTTGTGATGATTACTATACTGAATACGAAAAAGCCAAAGAACATTATGATGAATGGATTGAGCAAGGTTACGATGATGTACATTTAATGGAGGTGTCTGATGAGAGTTAAACAATTATTAGATTACTTAAAAGACTGTAACCCTAAAGCCTCTGTTGAGCTTCTAACTCAGAATGAAGATGGCGAGGAGGTCTGGCATGAAGTGCAAGATGTCTGGGCAGATACTTTAGATGAAAATGTTTATCTAGAATTTGGTATTAAGGAGGTAACTAATGACTAGTATATATCCAGAGGATTCTTGGGGAACATTCTACGCTGAATCAGAATACAAAGATGTCAAAGGCATACACCAAGATAAAAAAATAGATATTAATTTATGGACTGATACACAAACAGGGGATAAGTTTTTATCTCTTTATCCTGTTGATGAGAGTGGTCAAATAGATTGCACTAAGTCTTTAGGTTTTTATAAATTACAGGAGATAACTAATGGATAGAGATAAAGAATTTATAAGACTACTAGACGAAATGTCAAAGACTAACAAACCTTTAAGCGATTGGTTTAGAGGTGTTAAAGAAACTTTGGAGAAAGAAGAAGATTATGAAGACAAAGATTAAACTTTCTAAGCCTAGCAAAATGCCTTGTTACTCATGGTCATTACAAGCTATTGATACTTGTCCTGCTTCCAAAGGAGCAGATGGTAAGCTTGTTGATGCTTGTAAGGGTTGTTATGCTACTGATGGTAATTACAATTTCAAGAATGTAAAACAATCAAGAGACTTCAACAAAGAAGATTGGCAAAGAGCAGAGTGGGTATCCGATATGGTCGCCTTTCTTGATACTCAACGATACTTTCGTTGGTTTGATAGTGGCGACATTTATCATGTGAAACTCCTATTAAAAATACATGAAGTGTGCGAAAGGACACCTCATTGTAAGCATTGGATACCTACTCGCATGTTTAAGTTTGAAAAGTTTCAAGAGCCTTTGAATAGGCTTAACAGTCTACCTAATGTCAATATCAGATTCAGTTCTGATAGTGTCTTAGGAGAATTTACAGAGGGTGTGCATGGCTCAACTATCCTACCAGATAGAAGAGATGTGCATGGAGTCACTCGCTGTAATGCTTATCGGACTGATTATTGGGGTAATACTATCTCAGATGATGAGTTCGATAAGCTTTCTACTACGAAAGACTATGGGTTTTGTGGCTCATGTCGGGCATGTTGGGATAAAGATGTGCCTGTGATAGGTTATGTAGCTCATGGTAGAAAAATGATAAAGGTCATCAAAGATTTAATTGATGTCGTTCAACTTGTATAAAAGGAGGTATTATGAAAAAACGTAGAGCTACTATCGTTCAAACTAATAATGGTTTTAGAGTAGACCTTTATAAACGCATGGAGTTTGTTAGAAGTGTAGAATGTTATGACCATTCAGAAAGCTATGCCGAAAGGGTAGCAGAGAATTGGGTACTAGGAGTATTGTAATATGACTAAATATCAACTTGTAAAATTTAAATACGATAGCTCTTTGACAGAGCTTGAAAACTTTGATGAATGGTTTCGTTGTGCTAACGAAGAAAGGTTTAATCATGATGAAAAGCCTTTAAATCGTTCTGAAGCACAGAAACAATATGAAACCATGATGGGCTTTAAACTACCTTTTGAGGAGGGATTTGATGATTGATGAAAAAACAATCAACGAAAATATTCGTGAGCAGATTCTATGGGTTATAACAGACCTATGGACTATACCAGACAGAGAAGATTTGCTGTCTGATTGTATCGCATATGTCGAAGATATTATTTTATCTTTGGATAAACCAATAACTGATATTGATATCACACGAAGCACATGTTTGTTTTTACAACAACATTGCAGAGATGCTGTATCTTCTAGAGATTTAGAAGAAATGGAGAAATATCAAAACAGACACTAAGGAATTATTATGACAAAGAAAACTACAAAGTGGCTTAAATATATACCTAGAATTACCAAGTCTAATGTTTCTCATAGGAAACAATCTTATTGGGTAGACAAGTATGACTTTCAGCCATCATTCGAATTAGCAACTAATCCAGAGTTAATTGCTTATGTTAATTCTACTTTTTTAGGTTTGTTAGATGATAAAGAAAATTTATGTGAAACAAAATGTAAAAAATTAGGTTTTAAATATGATGAAAACATTGTTGATTCTTTTGAGTTTTATATGACTAATCAAAAGGATTTAGAATGTAGATATTTTATGGAGGTTTAAATGACTAAAGCAGAAATAATAACTAGACTGAATGCTATTAAAGAAGGTTCTGTACAAGATTTACAAGAAGGCTTTGTATCTTTTCAAAAGTATTGTATAGAAAATGAAATTGAAAAAGAAGATGATGATATTGATTGGTCTTATGTAGCTCGATTAGCTATTGACCTTGATAGATTTTTTAATCTTAAACAAGATATAAAAGATTTAATCAATAGAATAAACTAAAGGTTTTGGCTCAGCAAACAAGGAGATTTATTCTCAAATAATTTCGAGCCATTGATAGGTTTCAATGGGGGTAATGGGGTAGCCTTAAATATCCTGCGTTGAGCCAAATTTATTGGAGGTATTATGAAAAATTTATTACGCAAATGGCTTGGTATTACTGAGCTTACTCAATCGATGCTTAGTTTCAAAGTCGATGCTGACAAATCTAGTGACGAGTTGAAAGACGACATCATGAATGACTTGGAGTATGAGATAGAACGCAAGGTCGAGAACGAAGTCGAGGACCATATCTCAAACTACTCAGATAAGTTTGATGATATTGATAGTCTAAGGTATGACCTTGATGAACTCAAAGATACTTTTGAAAATGAAGACTTAAGTGGTGGCATTGATGAAGCTTATAGTCGTATCGAAGGTTTGACCAATCGTATTGAAGCTTTGGAAGAGAGTGTCTCTAGTCTATCCGTACTTGATAGGCTTGAGGCTTTGGAGGCTAAACTAAAATAAGGAGTAAGTATGAGCATATTGAATAAAACAGAACTAATGAACTTTGTTAGAAACCAAATACATAATGATTTGTATATGGAACTTTCAGAGGACTGGGAAAACGAAGAACCTGAATATTTTAATCCTAATTGGGTAAAGAATATCAGCGAAGCAGAAGATATAACAGAACTAAAATATGCTTTGATTAATATAGTCAAAGGTCTTAGTAAATATTTGGAGG